AGCAACAACCCGCTTGCGCCCATCCTGGCAACTGACACCGCAGACCCAAAACGCGCCGCCGTGGCCGTGCTCATTGCCCCGATGAAGGCGAACGACGAAATACAGCAGGTATGCAACCGCCTGTTTGCATGACCTGCACCGGATGCCCTGGCAGGGTCCGCACCGGATAAAGCGGCCCAACCCCACCGCTCAGCATTCCGCCGGGCATATCACGAAATACGAAAAGAGGTTTACACCATGACCACCCCCAACGATGCCCTGGACTTCTACCCCACGCCGGACAGTCTGGCCTTTGATATGGTCTTTTCCCTGCGGGAAGTAAAATCCGGGTTCACCACCTACCCGAAACCCATCCTTGAACCGTCCGCCGGTGATGGAGCACTTGCGCGTCAGGTCCACGCTCTGGCGTTCAACGTCCACCACGACTATAAAACCGGCGAGGTTGACCGCTACGACAAGGAAAAGGCACGAAGCGCAGAGCTTGACTGCATCGAGCTTTCCAGCGACTTCCGCGCCGTGCTGAAGAAAGACGGTTTTCGGGTGGTGCATGATAACTTTCTGACCTTCCGCCCCACCACGAAATACGCCGCAATCGTCATGAATCCGCCTTTCTCCGCCGGTGCCGCGCACCTGCTCAAGGCGCTGGACATCATGAAGGACGGCGGCAAGGTGCGGTGCCTGCTGAACGCCGAAACCCTGCGCAACCCCTGCACCAACGAACGGAAAGAGCTGGCCGCAAAGCTGGAAGAGCTGCACGCCACGGTAAAATATATCCCGGATGCGTTCCCGCCGGGCTGCCCGTGTTGAGGTAGCGCTTGTGTCGGTGGACATTCCCGACCGGGAGCCGGTGAGCCGGATCCGGCTGGATCTGAAAAACGAAACCGCAGAGCGTTTGAAAGAAAACCCGGAGTTTGCCGCCCTGGTATCTTCCGACCCCATCACAGCAGCCATTGAACGGTACAACGCCGCCGCAGAGGGTGTGCGCCGGATCTATGAAGAGTACAACGGAATCAAGTCGTTGTTTTCCTCTGCCGGCGCTGGTAAGAAAGAAAACCCTGTGATGGCTTTCACGAAATCTTATAACGACGCTATCCGGGAACTGCGCGGGATGTACTGGAAACAGCTGTTTGAAATGCCGCAGCTGTTCGATGCGATGACCTACGAAATGCAGCAGGATTACCAGAAGCGAATCAAAGAGCTTGAAGGCTACGACTTCAGCGCGTACAACATTCTGACCGTCCGGGAAGAAATTTCACGAAATCTTCTTTCCAGCATCGACCACGAAATTATAAAGCTGTTCGACGACTGGACGAACCTGCATTATAACGACGAGTACAGCAAGAACGTGCATTATTACAACGGCTGGTGCACGAACTCCGCGTACAAGATCAACCGCAAGGTGATTTTCCGCTGCAACGCCTTTGATACATACGATGGGCGTTTCTGCCCCCGGTACAACGCAACAGGCCATGTTGCCCAGATCGAGCGGGTGCTGCACTTCCTGGACACGAACGGCAAGCCCTACAATGGGGACGAACTCCGCGCCGTCCTGGATGCCGCCGAAAAGAGCGGCCAGACCCAGAAGATCCAGCTGCACTATTTCACCGCTACGTTTTACAAGAAAGGCACCTGCCACATTGAGTTTACGAACACGGACGTTTTGAAGTCCTTCAACCTCTACGCCGGACAGCGCAAAGGCTGGCTGCCGCCCACCTACGGCAAAAAGAGCTATCACGATATGGCCGCCGCAGACCGCCGGGTGGTTGACAGCTACGAGGGGGAGGCCAGCTACACCGACACCCTCACCCGGCACCTTATCCCCACGCAGAGCACGTTTTTACAGCTGAATGCTTAACACGAAACCGGATATTTTGGCAGGGCTGCACCGGGCAAAGTAACCCCGCCCCATCTTCCCGACATTTACGTCTGGAACATCACGAAACAGAAAGGAGGTGTTTTTATGGTTCGATGTTGGATATACTCCGCTGGGCCAGATCAATGCCAGTGCTACAACGTAGATGACGAAAATCTAGCCGATCTGGCAGCACAGGCGCAATTCCTAGAGGACTTCCGTGCCCAGCGTGCAGCAAACCCGGCTTTATACCGGCAGCTGCTTAATATGCTGGTTCCCGCCGCCGATGCCATTCCCATGCGCAACTATACCGGCCTGCCGTTCTGACAGCCAGCCCCGGCAGCCCGCCGGGGTTATTCTTGCATCCCGTCACGAAATCTTGTTCTAATTTATTGCTTTTATTTGCGTTTTGCTCTATCATGACAGTAACGAAACACGAAAAGGAGGTTTCCCGTTATGACTATGATTCCCGCCTTCGGTCCCTGGACAGAGCATCCCGCAGACACTGACGAAGAAAAGCGCCTTGCCAGCGCCCAGCAGAGCAAGACCAGTCCGCTTTCTGTGGACAAGGAACACGAAACCGGGGTTTTCTATGGATCCGGCAAAGAGCCGTACCAGACCAGCCTTGCAAGCTGCACCTGCAACGATTTTGTAAAGCGCAAAAAGCCCTGCAAGCACATTTTCCGGCTGGCTATGGAGCTTGGCATCATCGACACTGCATACAAGACCGGGCG